GTGTATCATACAAATTAAAAATTTATTAACATTTTGATAAATCTTAAATAGCAGTCAACTAAAATATATACTGGTATAATTAATAAATGAAAATAAATTCTAAAGAAGCACGTACAATCCTTGACACAAATAACTACGTAGTATTTAGAAATTATGCTACTCCACCAGATGCATCTTTATTTGATAAAGCATTTAGCTGGAGGCCCGATGTAAATAATAGTGATGATGGTAAATCTCTGGCTTCAATGAAAAAGTTGCCTGAATATTTTCTTGAAAACGAAAATGTAAGTAATTTTATAAATGAATGCTCAAATACCTATGGCGTAAAAACTACACCTTTAATTATAGAGGGACGGATTGATGGGGAGGGAACAACTAAACATTCAGATGAATCCGATGTAATACATTGGCAATGCATGGGAAAATCAGAATGGACTTTTTATGATAATCCAACAGATTCAATACAGTTTGAAACAAAAATTATATTAAACGCTGGAGATGTTGTATGGTTTAAAAAAGGCAAAGACCATTCTGTTGAAAATTTACAAGCCAAATTTTCTATTATTTTTATGAGTAATGATATATTAAAGGATTTTCTTACAAGACAATATGCTGCGGCAGGACGGGAATTTATATAATATGAAAAATGTTTATATGATTAGTGATTGTCATCTATCTAGGGCAATAGAGCATTACTATCCAGAAAAGCACGATGTGACATTTATTCCTTGGCCTAAAGCTGCTAAAAAAATGCATGGATTTAGTGTTGAGCAAATGCGGGAAGAAGATGAAATGTCTTCTGGAGTAGAAATTGCTAGAACTGTTAATCATATGCCACAGCCATTCTCAATCATTAAAGATGATGGCATATTGGCCTTATGGATGGGATATGTTGATACTAGAACATTTTTACCTAAATATAAAAATGCGGACAATACGGTAAAATCGTTCATTCAGAACATAAAGGACAATTTCCCTAATTCTAAAGTAGTTGTAATAGAGCCATTGCCTCAGTTTACTGAGATGCTTTTAAAGCATGAAGGTATTAGTCCATATTACACACATGAGCAGAGGATAGATCAGAATAGAGAGTTCTTGGCTGCATTACACAAGTATTCAAGTGAAGCTGGATTTGAGATAATTATTACTCAACAAGATATATTAGATTCATTAGGAGTTCCTGAGTTAACTCCATCTATGACACATACAGATGCTCCACATCCAGTAGATGGATTAAAGCCTGAGCATATGGAAAAGATTTGGAAATTGTTTTCAGATAGACTTAGTATTATTGCAGTTGACTAGAATATTATGTATAGTATAATTAATCTATGATTAGAAAATATTTTAAAAGGTGGATGATACCTACATTGATATTCTTTTCTGCAAGCATATTCATAGCTGATCAAATTAGAAAAATGGGCGGGATAAAAGATATCTTTGATATAGATGACGAAGATGACTTATAATAGATCTAAGGTATATATATTCCTAATTAGATTATCCTTGTCGCTTATGAGTCTATATCTCGTCCTACTTGCTTCTGGGAAATTGTAGAATATTCACGTAAAGGGTTATTTTGGCCCTCCCCGTCCTGACATAGGCAAATAGCCTAGTAAAGGCTTAGAGAGCCTGTAGAGGCTTTATATGGGGTATTCTAGGAAGTTGCTGTAGTTTAGATAATATGTTTCACATGAAACAATATATTACAGTTGACTAAAATGTGTTCTTCTCGCCGACGCACTTTTTTTCGCACTATATGGTATTTAATGTTCTTTAAATTCACCCATATATGCATCAGATAGCTCTATACCCTCTAGACCAGAAGCCTGATACTTTTGAATTCTATCTCTGCTAAACTGAGGATTTTCTTTTAGTGGTTTCATCCATATGGCAGTAAATTCTTCTAGCGTAAGATTATCTTTATCTTTAATTTGCTCATAGTACTCTGGAGTCTTGTAGTTATAAAAAGATCCAGGATTATCTTCTGCCTTTAACACAAAGTTTGAGAAAGCATATCTTCTACCAGATGTGACTGGATTAACTCCGTGAGCGTGTGGCGAAAATGCCCCGTGAATTATTAGATCTCCTCTTTCTGGCTTTATTTTTAAATTATTTGCTGCGGGAACTCCTTCAGATCTGTTTCCGTCTTTGTCTATGTTTACGTAAAATATTTCTCCGCCTTCAAAATCTCCAAAATATGCAACTAAGCCAAAATCTAATTCACAACAAGTTTTCCAAACGTCTACTTGGGAAAGTCTGTGACATTCTCCTTTCCCAGGAGAATCAGAGTGTGTAAACATTCCCTCGTTCATTTCTGGGGTAATAATTAATACGTTGCCTTGAGGATGCATAACATACTCTGGATACAAAAGCTCGCTTGCCTTTTCCCAAAGTGGATGTATGGAAGCAAGTGGGGGGCTAATTTTATTAGAATACCAGCTGATTAAAGTATCTCTATATTTTTGTTTCAGATCGTAATCTTTTAACTCGTCTTCTACAGTCTTGCACTCTTCGTCTGTATAAAATCCTTTAAATATAAACACTCCGCTTTGTGTGCCGTAATCATCTGGGAAAAATGAAGCTTTTATACAGTCTTCTCTGTCGTAAAACATTATTTACCCACTATTCTTTTTAAAAATTTTTCAAATTTTGATTGATGATTTTTATTACCGTGTTTAAGCTTACAGTCATCCTTACATACTTGAGGATGAGTGAATTGTGGACTTCTCATAAAGTTAGCAAAATGGTGCACCATAGTAATATATATTATATCATGCAAACCCCCTACAGAGGCGGATCCGTAAGGGGTTTGTGCATCTTCATGCAATCAGGGAAATTTTACAATCTCAACCTGAATATTAATTATAATATATTATCAGAATTAAGTCAACGCTTAATTACAAAAGCCTGCTGCGTACTAAATTCAATTATGTTTTCTCTTCCAAAAAAATCTACCATTGCTTTTTTTGCCCCAACGGTTTTGCTTGAGCCAAAATCGTCACAAATTAGAACCCCGTCGGGCAGCAATCTGTCCCAAAAATATTCTATAGATTGTTTTGTAGGGGCGTAAAGGTCAACGTCAATGTGTACCAAAGAGTATTCTAGTTCTGGGAGTAAACTAAAAACATCGGGAACCCAACCTTTAAGTAAGTCAACATTGTTAAACTTATTTAAATAATTTTTTGCATTTGAAATATCACAGGATAGAGAACCCTTAACAAAATAATTAGTATCTATTCCTGGGGTTGGCTCCGAAACACCCTCAAATGAATCTATTCCTACAAATATTTTTTTGCAATAATCTGCCATAAAATACATAGACATTCCAGCATAAACACCTATTTCGACAAAGTTAGAATTTAGCCTCTGCTGTCTTTTTGCAAATTGTTGTAAAACATAAAGCCTTTCATTAATTGGGTCTTCTATAGAATTATCAAAATTTCCTATAGCCATAAATTCTTTAAAACATTTTTTAAAGTCTTCGTCATTGGCCCAGACATTAGTTCTTGATATCATCTATATCTTCTGCTGGTGAAAATGATGGAACTGGCCCAAGTAAGTACCCTGCTTCGTGATAAGATACCATTTTTTGCGTATCTTCCGATCCAACTATTTTATTTGAAATAAGACTTAGTAAATCATAAATTCTGTGTAGCATTATATAGTTAACCATAGGCAGGTTATCTTCTAAATTATTTGTTTCCGTCTTCTGGTCTTCCTGCATCTAACCACCAAATTTCTCTACCCATAGCATCCGTTTCGGAAACTGTGTCATACTCAAAATTAAATTCTTTTTTGTTCATCTACTAATTCTACTATATTTTCATACTTGGATATGCCCATAGTATTTTTATAATCACATTCAAGGCAATATAGATATATAAGAGACTCTCCGTCTCCATTACATAAAAGAGAGCCCTGATCCTGTGGGCATAAAAGCTTAGGAACAAGGCCCTCTTCAGAAAGTTTAATGTAAGTAGACACGTACTGTATCCTCATTACACTTCCTTTCTAACTGTTTGGGAACTTTAAATAAAATTCCTGTGCTCTTGGGGTTAAACCCTTCCAAGCTGACCAATCAATTCCGCCATCGGTCATGTAATACGCTATCTCTGCATTTTTAGTTGGGTCAAACAATGACTCGTTTGACTTTAATTCAAATTTTTCTTTACGATCTACGCCGAGTTTACCCAACATATTGATCTGAAAAATTCCGTAAGAACTGTCTCCAGTATTCCTGTTACCATTATATGCTAGTGGTCGTCCGTTAGACTCCCGCTTAGCAATGGCCCAAGCCGTTTTAAGGGCTTTTCCTTCAAAGCCTACTGCTTGCAGTAGTTCTTTCAGTTCAATGTCTGAAAGCATTTGTGAAGGCTTGTAAACAGTATTGCTGTACTTCTCTAAGGTTTCTTTCTTAAGTTGTACTTCTGTCTTTGGTTGTACTATTAAAGCTTGTGCACTTGTTGCATTAACTGTGTTGGAAAATAAAAACATTACTGTTAATATAATCGCAGCATATTGATGAACAATATCGCTTAAGCTTTTCTTTATATTCTCCATTGGCATTTCCTCCTTTAGAGATAGCGAAGTATAATCATACCATTGTAAGCAAGAATATGTCAAATAATTTTTTCTTGACAAAGAATCTATATTTAGTATACTTCCATAGGGGGGTCGGGGGGTCAGCAAATCAAACAAATCAAAATATATTATATATACAGTATTATATATTACAGTTAACTAAAAAACAACAATAAAAATATTTTTTCTTTTCTTTTAGAAAAAAGTTTGATACACTTATACCTCACTCAAAATAATTAATCCGTAAATCGGAAGAAAAAGGCGACAAATGAAAAATACTATTAATAATCCTTATGAAAATTTTATTGCACTTTCTAGATATGCTAAATGGGTAGAGGCAGAATCACGTAGAGAGACATGGGGAGAAACAGTAGATAGATATTTTTCTTTTATGACAAATCATTTAAAGCAAAATTATAATTATATTCCAAATGAAAAGCTAGTTGCGGAATTAAAAGAGTTCGTGTTTGAAAGAAATGTAATGCCATCAATGAGAGCAGTAATGACATCTGGCGCCGCACTAGAAAGAGATAATGTAGCAGGATACAATTGCGCCTTTTTGCCAGTAGATTCTCCAAGATCTTTTGATGAAACAATGTATGTTTTAATGTGTGGTACTGGAGTTGGCTTTTCCGTTGAGTATAAATACATTAATAAGCTTCCTGCCGTTCCAGAATCTTTGGAAAAATCTACTACTGTAATAACTGTAGAAGATTCAAAACAAGGATGGGCAAAGGCATATCGTGAATTACTTGCATTACTTTGGTCTGGACAAATTCCAGCCATAGATATTTCTAAAGTTAGGCCAGCAGGAGCAAGACTTAAGACAATGGGTGGAAGATCATCTGGACCGCAACCTTTAGTAAATCTTTTTGATTTCACTATTGCAAAATTTAAAAACGCAACTGGTAGAAACCTTAAGCCAATTGAGTGTCACGACATTATGTGTAAAATTGGAGAAGTTGTGGTTGTAGGTGGCGTTAGACGCTCCGCAATGATTTCACTTTCAAACATTAACGATATAGAAATGGCACAGGCAAAATCTGGAAATTGGTGGGAGCAAAATTCACAACGTGCCTTGTCAAACAATTCCGTAGCATACTCTCGTAAACCAGAAATGGAACAGTTTATTGCAGAATGGAAATCATTATACGATTCCAAGTCTGGAGAGCGTGGTATATATAACGTAGCTGCAGCGCAAGCGCAAGCTGCAAAATTTGGTCGAAGAGATCCAGACATTCATTATGGAACTAACCCATGTTCTGAAATTATTTTGCGTCCATATCAATTTTGTAATCTTTCAGAAGTTGTATTGCGTGAAAACGACACTAAAAAAGATATTGAGCGTAAGGTAGAACTAGCAACTATTCTTGGGACATGGCAATCGACCCTTACAGATTTTAAATATCTTAGAAAAATTTGGAAAGACAATACAGAAGAAGAAAGACTTCTTGGAGTTTCTTTGACTGGACAATTTGGTCACAAGTTTATGTCTGGTAAAGAAGACCTAGTTGCACTAGAAGCATTCTTGACCACACTACGTGAAAAGGCAAGAGAAGTAAATAGAGAAGAGTCTGGAAAAATTGGAATTCCTGAGTCTGCAGCAATTACATGTGTAAAACCTTCTGGAACAGTGTCTCAATTAGTTGGGGTATCTTCAGGGATGCATCCTTGGCATTCACCATATTATGTTCGTACAGTTCGTGGTTCAAAGGGAGATCCAATTTCAACATTTTTAAAAGAAGTTGGAATTCCAGTTGAAGATGATGTAATGAAGCCAAACGAAACTTATGTATTTTCATTTCCAGTAAAGGCACCAGAGGGTGCAATTGTTAGAAACGATTTAACTGCAATTGATCATTTAAATATTTGGCTTGTATACCAACGTGCTTGGTGCGAACATAAACCTTCAATTACAGTTTCTGTAAAAGAAGATGAATGGATGGAAGTGGGGGCATGGGTTTATAAAAACTTTGATGAAGTTTCTGGCATCTCATTTCTGCCTCACTCAGAACATACATATAAGCAAGCTCCATATCAAGAAATTTTAAAAGAAGAATATGATGTTTTAGTAGCAAAAATGCCTAGCAATATTCGCTGGGAAGATCTGTCATTTTATGAAACAGAAGACGGAACTTCAACAAATGCCACTCTAGCCTGCAGTTCAGACGGTAATTGCGAACTTGTAGATATTTCAGCTTAGTGGTAAACTTATAGGATTGGGATAATACCCAAAATTCATGGGCACACCGCCCACGAGGAGATGATAAAAAATGGCTATCAAAAACTTTGATAAAGCTGATTTAAATAAAGATGGGAAAGTGACTATGCAAGAGCAAATACTAGCAGCACTTGGAACATACGGAAGAGCATTTTTGGCAGCAGCCACCGCTCTATATATGACTGGCAATACAAATCCAAAGGATTTAATTGCAGCTGGAGCAGCAGCAGTTGCCCCAGTAATTTTAAAGGCCCTAAGCCCAAGCAACAAAGAATTCGGATTTGTGGCTAAATAATTATTAGTCAATTGGGAATGCCCTTATGCTAAAATAGTGTAAGGGTATTTTCTTTTTAGGGGTAAAAAATGGCAGCTCAAAAAAATTTTCAGGTAGACGAAAACGCAACGTTTACTTTTGAGTTGCAATATCTTGACGAAGATAATCAGCCCATACAATTAAATCACCACACAGCAAAAATGCAAGTAAGAGATACCCAAGGTGGAAAAAAATTAGCCTTTAGTCTTTCAGAAATAGATGGAATAACAATAACACCCTCACTTGGAAAACTTTCAGTTTCTATTTCAGCAGATAGAACAAAAAAACTTTTTTATCCAAAATCTGCTTATGATTTAGTTTTAGTTGACCCTAGTGTAAATGTAACAAGATTATTAGAAGGATATTTAACATTAAATAGGGCGGTAACACTATAATGGCAACCCGCCTAATTGTTACCGAAAATAACCCCTTAGTAGTAGTAAGAGCTTCAGGCTCTCCTGGAAGAACAATAATTAGTGGAGAAGGTAATCCAGCCAATTCTTTAGGCGTACCTGGAGATTTTTATTTTGATACCTTAACAACAAGATTTTGGGGACCAAAATCCCCTACATCAAATACCTGGAATGTAGAAAAAAGCTTTGTTTTAGATAAACAGGTATCTTTCATGTATTCTTGGGAGCTAGCCCAATTAACTGGGCCAGTAAATGGGGTGTATTCAGTAGTAATAAACCACAATTTGCTTTTCCACCCAAACGTATCTGTTAAATCAAGCTCAGGTGATATACTGGAAACAGGTATAGACTATAATAGTACTAGTAGACTAACATTGACAATGGCCCAGCCATTTTCGGGGACAGCATACCTGTCCTAAAAAGGAGATAAAAAAAATGGCAAGAAAATTTTTAGTTAGTATTGATCTCAACAAAAATGAGTTGCTCAATGCTAGAATTCAAAACTTAGGCGCAGCACCAAGCAACCCAGTATCAGGTCAAATTTATTTTAATACAGCAGACAACACATTATACTTCTATAATGGATCTTCTTGGATCCCAGCTTCTGGTTCGCTAGAAGTAATTACCGATGCAATAGGGTCTTACGTAGAAGGCGGAGTTGGCTTAACAAAATCATTTAACGACACAACAAATATAACAACAATAGATTTAGATGATACTGCAGTAACAGCTGGAACATATGGATCAATTACAAAAGTACCAACATTTACGGTAGATCAACAGGGTCGTTTAACATCAGCAAGCGATACAAATCTAGTTATACCATTAGATACGCAAACAACAGGTGACTATGTAGCAACTATTGTTGGAACAGCAAATGAAGTTACAGTTTCTCCAAATAGTGGACATAATGCTGCAGTAACAATTGGTTTACCAGACAATGTCGAAATTACTGGTAACTTACAAGTTGGCGGAAACTTAAATGTTATTGGAACTGTTAACTCTGTAAACACTACACAGATTAACATTGAAGATAATAAAGTAAAACTTAATAGCGGATTTACTGGAACACCTACAACAGATGCAGGAATTGTTGTAGAACGTGGAACTTCAATAGATACAGAAATTCTATGGAATGAAATATCTGATACATGGACATTAACAAATAACGGCACAAATTATCATGCAATTGCTAGAAAATATTCAGAAACACTTGGCGCATCAGCAACGTCTTATACAATAACACACAATCTTGGAACAACAGACGTAACCGTTCAAATATTTGAAGCGGCCACACCGTTTGCTCAGGTAGAAGCAGATGTTCAAAGATCAAATGCAAATGCTGTAGTTGTTAACTTTGCTTCCGCACCAACTGCTGGAGAATATAGAGTAGTTGTAGTAGGTTAATAATGTCAAGACAGATGCTGGTACCACTTAAACTTCTGGCCCTGTCAGCAGACCCAGTATTTGGACAAGTCGGCGAAATATACATTAATACCGTAACTAAAAATTTACGTGTTCACAATGGAACTACATGGATAGAATTAACACCACCAAGTACAGATCCAACTCCATTTTATATGCATACACACACGTTTGATGGAGATGTGCATACGATTGATATTCAAAATCAAGTTGATTTTAAATCATTATCTAATCCCGATACACCAGCAACAGTTTTACCACAAATTATAGGATACGATGGAGGAAACCCAATGAGTAATTTAAATGAGCCTTCATTTGTTGATGAAACATTATTTGACGCAGGATTATTTGATGGAACAGCAGTAACAGAAGAAGAAACTTTAGGTGGCGGTGGGTCAGAAGACTTTGCCGCACCATCACTAGATGGAGGTAATTCATAATGGCATTTAAAATTCAATTAAGAAGAGACACCGCAGCAAATTGGACAGCGAACAATCCACTTCTTTTAAACGGTGAAATAGGAATAGAAACTGATACTCTTAAATTTAAAATAGGTAACGGAACCCAAAGATGGAATCTTCTTACAAACTATGCATTTAAACCAGGACAAGCAAATGGAATTGCTACATTAAATTCTGACGGCAAAATACCTTTATCACAATTACCAGATCAAATTTCTTTAGACACAGAAGCCGCTACGGCAATTCAAAATGCTATAAATAATTCTGGTCCATTTACAACATCAAGTCTTTTAGAAGGAACAAATTTATTTTTTACTAATGCAAGAGCAAGGACTGCAGGAGACGGATATTTTGATGTTTACGGATCTGCAGCACAAGCTTTAAGTTCAGCTAATTTACACACAACATCAAAATTCCAAGAAGCAATTACTACCGCAGCGGCAGATGCAACAACAAAATCTACAAACGCAGTAACTTTAGCGGGACAAATTGCAGATACAAAAATAAACACGGCAATTAATCTTATTACTACTTCAGACATAGAAGAAGGAACAAACCTATATTTTACAACAAATAGAGTATCAGCAATAGTAGACCCATTAATTACTACTACCAGAAGTTATGTTGACTCTTCATTAGCTAATTTTACAGTACCTTCTCCAATTACATCAACAACTCAATTACCAGAAGGAACTAATTTATACTTTACAAATGCAAGAGCTGTTACAGCAACAAATGCTGCACGTACTGCTTCTTTAAATGCTGCTCTTTCAGCTGTAGATGATTTAAGAACAGAAATTTCTAGCGCATATATTCCAGTGTCAGATAGGAATATGTTAAATGGCGTAGCTGGACTAGATGCTTCTGCTTTAATACCACTATCACTGATTCCATCTTCCATAGCAAGAACATCAGATATTTCTGCAGCAATAGCAAATGTTGTAAATGCGGCACCAGCTTCATTTGATACACTTAAAGAAATTGCAGATTATATTGCATCAGATCAAACTGGTGCATCAACATTAACAACTTTGGTTGGAACAAAATTGTCTTCTGACTTGGCAGCAACAACTTATGCTCCAATTGCTTCGCCGACATTTACTGGAACTCCAGTAATTCCTGGATATGCAACTTCTGCCAATCTTACAGCCGCTTTAACCGAAGCAAAAGCATATACTGATACAGCCAAAAATAGTATTGATAACTCATTAGGCGGGTACCAGCCAGAATCTGAAAGAAATGAAAATAATGGATATGCTGGGCTAGATTCAAACGGTAAAATACTAGAGTCTGCAATTCCATCAGCCATCACATCATCTATTACAGCTGCCACCACTGCTGCATCTAATAATATTAACGGAACATATACTAACGGAAGCTCTTCTGCTAACATAAATAAAATTACATATAGCACAAGCTTAACACCACCTGCAAGCGGTAATTCTGCTGGAGATATTTACATACAATACTAAGGAGCCTGAAATGCCGCTAAACATTTTTGATGGTTCCAGTTGGAATCCTTTAAAAAAGATTCAAATCCATGATGGAACATCTTGGAACGATTCTAAGGCGGCTTATGTTTGGAATGGGTCTGAGTGGAAAAATCTACTAGGAATAGTTCCAGTCAATACAGTTTTGCCAACTCTTTCTTTGCAAGGTTCATCATTTCTTTATGCTGCAGAACAAACAGTTTTAACAACAAATGGTACTTGGGAAAATTCACCAACAACATTTGAATATCAATGGCAAAAAGCTCCATATCCTACATCTAATTGGTCTAACATACTTGATAAAACAACAAGCTCTTTGGCATTATCTGAAGACGAATGGGATTCTCAACAAACATTAAAATATGTTGGCTATGCGGTTAGGTGTAAAGTTTCGGCTACTAATGCAGATGGTAAAAATTCAGGAGATATATATACCTTATCAAGTCCAGTAATTGCTCCCGCTAATTTAGGAGATATAACTGTTAATGTTGTGTCAAATGGCGTAGTAGAGTTTACATGGGAAAAAGTAAAAGGCGCTAATGATTATTATATACAATACCAAGGACCAGAAGTAGCATTTACAGAAGTTACTAGTATGGTAAATAATACAGATTCTGCAAAAGGTGTATATTCTACATCAGGTACTACATGTAAATTTACAATTGACACAGGATCCGCTTCAGGAACTTTAGGAATATTAATTAATCCATTGAATACATCCAATGTTTCTGGAACGTCATTAAGCGGATACGGCAAAAATGCATCGGTTACCGATTTAAAGCCAAACAAACCTTCAGTTGCAGCAGGAATGCTTTCTTACAGTTACGGAGGAAAATTGGTTTGGTCTGCTACAAACATAACTGTAACTAGTTGGACAGTGTACAATGATGGTTCAGTATATGCAAGCTCTGCATCTTCAAGTCCTAGCACTAATTTCTTAGACATAGATCGACCTGGTGCTTCTCCAGATACATTTGGATCTTTTGTAGTATTAATTATAGGAACATCTCCAAGATTTACAGAGACCGCCTGGCTTTCTTCTCCAGCCGTAACCATAACATATCCTCCAGCACCAAACACATGGAAATGCACAACCTCTACCAACGGCGGTGGCGTAGGCAACTGTAGTTATACTGACCCTGGTTTTGATAACTCCGCATCTGGTAGCGGCTACTCTCGTCAGTGCACATTTGGAACAACTTATCCAGCATGTCAATCAACTAACCCAGCACCAGCTTCTCAATGGTATTGCACAACCTCTTCTCCAGGTGCTGGCGTAGGTAACTGTAGTTACACAGCCCCTGGTTTTGATAATTCAGGATCTGGTAGCGGCTACTCTCGTCAGTGTATATACAACAACACTGGAACATATCCAGCATGCCAATCAACAGATCCCGCACCAATAGGCATACAAAGCGAATGGCATTGTACAACCTCTAGTCCTGGAGCTGGCGTAGGTAATTGCAGCTACACAAAACCTGGTTCCGACACGTCCGCATCTGGTAGCGGCTACTCTCGTCAGTGTTCGTTTGGGACAAGTTATCCAGCATGTCAATCAACTGACCCAGCACCAGTTTTTGCACCACCGTTCTTCCCACCGTTCTTCCCACCGTTCTTCCCACCAAGTTTTGGAGTCGATGGTGGCATACCACCGTTCTTCCCACCAATTTTTGAACCAAACGTTCCACCGTTCTTCCCACCATCATTTAAGGGAGGTAAAGCCTGTATATCACCAGACGGACTTGTCTTTACTAAAAATGGTTTAGTAAAAGCAAAAGATATTTTTGTTGGAGATGACCTTATATCGATTAGCCGTTCAAACATAAACCTTAATTCTGTATCTCAAAATAAGACATCACAGGAATTACCATCCGTTATTGAATTTTCAAATGTAAAGGTTGTTTCTATAACAGAAAAAACTTCAACATTAATTGGATTTAATAAAATTGGTAAAAACTATTCTATTAATCAGCCTATATTTATTAAAAATTCAGAAGGAATAGAATATAGAAATGCTGGAGATATTAATATTGGGGATGTAATTATAAATGTAGATTCAAGCGGGTCAGTCTCAAATATTGTAGTAGAATCAATTGAAGTAGATGATTTTGATTCAAAGGTTTATGATATTAGAACTTCCCCAGAACCTTGGTTTATTGTTAATTCTACTATAGCCATAGCATAATTTTTATGCTATAATTTTAAAAAAGGAGATTTACCGTGTCTATAAAAAGAGATATTGACGGAGAAGTATTTTTTGTTCTTGTTGATAATGAGTTTGCTGGATGGTTTGCTATACCAACAGGAGACTTTCAAACAGAAATATTAAGATCAGGACTATCAAGTAACCCTAAAATAATAAATTTTACAGATTTGCCTATAGAAATATCACAACTTCCAACCCCAGCATCTGGATGGAAATGGAACGGCACATCATTTAACAAGGATTAATTATGACTTCAAGGTGGAAAACAATAAAAGCAAACCTAGTTGATCCAAATACCGTCAAGCCATGGGATATGCTAAATCCAAATACCGTATGGACTACTGATGAAAAAAAAGAACAAAGACTAAATATTTGCAGGGGATGTCCTGAGTTCATATCATTAACTACACAATGTAAACAATGTGGCTGTCTAATGAAAATGAAGACAGCAATGGAAGCAGCAACCTGCCCATTGTCAAAATGGTAAAATAAACCTTCTTTGTAAAAAATAATAAGGTATAATTATCTAAGCAACATAATTACACATAGGGGGTAGTCAATTGGCCACCAATTATCCATCTAGCTTAGATCAATTAGTTAATCCTAATTCTTCCGACGAGCTATCATCACCATCTCATTCGCAGCAACATATAAATGCAAATGATGCCATTGAAGCATTAGAAACAAAAGTTGGTGTAAACGGTTCAACAGATCCTGCATCACTGACGTACAAAGTATCTACTATTGAAACTACGTTAATCAATTTAGACAATAGCACAGACAACGTTATAGAGCTTCTTGGATTAGAAGGCAACAATGACCTTGCAGTCTATGGTATTGAAAACGCTACAAACGTAGACTCTTTTTCAAAGAGCGTATGGAGAACAGCTAAATATAACATTCAGGTGACAAAAAATTCCGATGTTTATACATCAGAAATTCTTGTTTCTCATAACGGAACAGACATAATGGTTTCAGAATCAAACATTATCTCAAACACAAACACTAGTTTATTTTCTTATACCTTTGAAGAAAACTCAGGTATAATTAGTTTAAGAGTCACCCCTGTTTCTGGTTCTATCTCAGTAAGATATATCAGAACAACGCTTAAAGCATAACAAAAAAAGCAATAAGAGGAGTCATATAAAATGGCAACAGTAGTAAAAAACTTTAGAATTAAATCAGGCCTTATAGTTGAGGGTGCTACAGGTACAATCAATGGTCAAAATATACTTACAGAAACAGGCGGAAATGCTTACATCCTCAACCTTGTTGGCGGTGCTACTCTTGTAAAATCCGTAGACGCAGGAACATTTGCAGTCGATGGTGCAGGCAATCTTACAGTAAAGGCTAACGTATTTGACGCTTATGGATCAGCTTCATCTGCTCAGTCTGCAGCAATTTCTGCAGCATCATCAGATGCAACTACAAAGGCTAACGCAGCGCAATCTGCAGCAATTACAGCTGCAGCAACAGATGCAACTACTAAGGTAGCAGCAGAAGCAGCACTTAGAGTATCAGGAGACGCAGCTTCAGTAGCTACAGCAGCAGCAGACGCAACTACAAAGGCTAACGCAGCGCAAGCAGCAGCAGAAGCAACAGCAGCAGCCGCTCTTTCATCTGCAATATCAACAGAGGTTTCAAATCGTAACACAGCAATTTCTGGCGCAGTAAGCACATTAGTAGATGGCGCACCAGACCTTCTTAATACATTAAATGAATTAGCAGCAGCAATTAATGATGATGCTAATTACACAACAACTATTACAACAGCTCTTGCAACAAAAGCTACCTCAGCCCAAGTTGCTACAGACATAGCAGCAGAAGCAGCACTTAGAGTATCAGGCGACGCAGCTTCAGTATCAACTGCAGCAGCAGACGCAACAACTAAGGCCAACGCAGCGCAAGCAGCAGCAGAAGCAACAGCAGCAGCCGCTAATACAGCACAGCAAAACGGAACAACAGCATTTACAGCATTAAACGTAAATGATCAAGCTAAGCAATTTGCAGCTTCATCATCTGGAACAGCATCAGTTGCTGGAACAGCTTATGAGTGGGCAAAGGCAGACTACCGCTCAGCCAAAGTTCTTGTTAAAATTGACAACGCAACACACAATGAAGTATCAGAGGTTCTAATAACACTAGACTCGTCAGACAATGTAGCAGTTACAGAATATGCAATTGTCGGAACTAATGGATCAAGAGGAACTATCACAGCAGACGTATCAGGTTCAAATGTACGAATAAGAGTAACTCCAGTAGATAACTCAACAGTTAAAGTATCTGGAACACTTCTTAAATAATTAAATAAACGGCCTGGGGAGAGCCTGAAATCTCCCCACAAAAAACACTTAGGGGATATGTGAACTTAAATGGCAACAGTAAATAAGAATTTTAGAGTTAAGAATGGACTAAATGTCGCAGGCACTGCTACGTTTGAGTCTAATGTTGTATTAGGGTCTACTCCCTTAAGATTTGATACCGTAACAAACAAATTACAAATTCAGCTAAATGGCCAATGGATGCCAATAGCTTTAAATTCAGAAGTTCCAGACGAAAACACAATGATCAATTTAATGGACGTAGGTCTTGCAATTGATTACAATGGTGAGCCAATCTATACAATTCAAGCTAATGGGGTATCTACAACAGCAACTAAATTTGCTGATGGCGGAAGCCCATCAACTCCAACTTATGGAATGGTTTTTGATTCTGGAAACGTAGACTGGGAAGCAACCCCAGATATAAGCTTCATGGATATAGGTCTTGCAATTGATTACAATGGTCAACCAGTATATACAGTTCAAGGCAACGGGGTTTCAACATCGGCAAATAAATATGCAAATGGTGGATACCCAGACACTTTAGTGTACGAATTAACTTTTGATTCAGGCACTTTAGTATAAATAAATAATGGTATAATAATCTAATATAAAGTAACAAAGGGAGAAAAAATGTCAACAGTAAGAATTCAAGTTCGAAGAGGATCAGCAACAGACTGGTCTGGAGTAAATCCAATACTTGCAGCAGGAGAGCTAGGCGTTGAAACAAACACTAGAAAAATTAAAGTTGGAGATGGATCCACCGCATGGAATTCCCTTTCTTACGTAGCAGCAGATGCACCTGAAATTGGAGAAATTTCACAAGACGCAATCAATACAGCACTTACAATGGGTGCAGGTTTAACAAAGACTTATAATGATGGCGCAAATACAATTACAATTTCTGTAGATTCAGCAGTAGTAGCAACAGTAGCCTATGTTGATGCAGCAGTAACTGGACTTACAAATTCAACAGCAAGCACATACTTAGAGAATTCAGATCGTGGATCAGCAAATGGTGTTGCTTCACTTGATGGAAACATTAAGGTTCCAGAGGCACAATTAAAGCTAACAGGACTAGCAACAGATATTTCAACAAGTGGAAGCATATCAGGAGAAAATTTAACATTAGCTGGAAATCTTTTTGTTAATGGAACAACTGTAACATTAGATACAGCTAACTTTACAACAGAAGATCCACTAATTGCATTAGCATCAACCAACGCAGGAAATGCTTTAGATCTAGGATTTGTAGCTAAACACAATGATGGAGTTGCTAATCACACAGGATTTGCAAGAGATGCATCTGCTAATAAATGGAAACTCTTTACAGGAGTAACCGATGCACCAACCACTACAATTAATTTTAGCCAAGGAGGCCTAGATGATCTTGAGCTTAGAAACCTTACAGCAACAGATATCGGCTTAACTAACTTAACAGTAACAGGATCAGTAACACTTCCTGCAGGCTCTGTAGAAACAGCAGATTTAGCAACCGATGCAATATCTACAGTAAAAATTCTAAATGGTGCAGTAACTGCAGATAAAATTGCAGTTGATGCAATAACTGCAGAAAAAATTGCAGATCTTCAAATTACAAATGATCATGTAAGTGCTACTGCAGCAATTCACCAAGACAAAATTTCTGGACTAGGTGCATCTCTTGCAGCTAAATCAGATTTGGCCTCACCAACATTTACTGGTACAGTAACTCTTCCAAGTACAACATCAATTGGTACAGTTTCTTCAACAGAAATTGGATACCTAGATGGAGTTACATCATCAGTTCAAACACAAATTACAGCAGCAGCTACCGCTCTTTCAGCCCATGAAGCAGACACTACAAATGTTCATGGAATTGCAGATACAGCACTTCTAGCACTTAAGTCAGAGGTTGCAGCAGTAACACCAGCAACACTTGGACTTGGAAATGTTGACAATACTTCTGATGCTAATAAGCCAGTATCAACAGCACAGTCTTCAGCAATCGCAACAGCAAAATCTGAAGCAATTGCAGACGCAACATCACAGGTAAGCGCACTTATATCTGGTGCACCAGCAGCAATGAATACACTTGATGAACTTGCTCAAGCACTTGGAGATGACGCAAACTTTGCAGCATCAGTAACAACCAGCCTTGGATTAAAGGTAGATTCTTTAACACCAATCGTTGCAAAAACAGCATCATATACACTTTCATCACTAACTGAAAGAGATGATCTAATCGAAATGGGATCAGGATCACCTCTAACCTTAACAATACCAGAAGACGCAACTCTAGACTTCCCAATCGGAACATCTATTGATATTCTTCAAACTGGAGCTGGACAAGTAACAATTGCCCCAGTATCAGGAACAGTTACAGTTAACGCAACACCTGGCCTAAAGCTTCGTACAACCTGGTCATCTTGTACTCTCTTTAAGAGAGCAGCAAATACATGGGTTGTCTACGGCGACTTGATGGCGTAATACAAATTTAAATAGTTAAAAAGGAGATTCAAAATGGCAGTAGGTAAGAAATTCGGTAAAAAGGCACAGGCATCAAATGACTTTTTGGAGCCACGGGCACCAGAGTCAGTAACAGCAACAAACGTACCATCTGGTCGTGCATATAACAATGGACGGGCCGACGTAACGTTCTCTTTGCCAGCAAATTCACCTGCTGCTACATCCTTTACAGTAACATCCTCTCCAGGATCGTATACTGCTTCAGGAGCATCTTCTCCAATATCTGTAACTGGTTTACAATCAAATACAGCATATACATTTACGGTAACGGGAACAAATGCAGTAGGAACTGGTGCAGCATCTGCTGCCTCAAATAGCATTACTGCAACAACCGTACCTCAAGCTCCACAAAGCCCAATCGCAACTGCAGGAGTTAACCAAAACACAATTACTTGGACAGAGCCAGCAAATGGTGGATCCGCAATAACTAACTACTATGTTGCAGGTAATGATGGAACAAATGGAAATACAGCATCCCTAAGTATAACCATCAATGATACTGCTAATACATCTCAGTATTATAATGTTTATGCAGATAATGCTAATGGTCGGTCAGCAGCTTCAGCAAATACAGCGGAAATTACAACTCAAGCACCGTTCTTTCCACCGTTCTTTCCACCGTTCTTTCCACCAGGGTTCTTTGCCCCACCAGGGTTCTTTGCCCCACCAGGGTTCTTTGCCCCACCAGGGTTCTTTGCCCCACCAGGGTTCTTTTCCCCACCAGGATTTAAGGGTAAGTGTTTATCACCAGAATCAGTTATTTTCACCAATACTGGATGGGTAAAAGCTAAAGATATTAAAATTGGAGATCAAGTAATAACAGTTGATAACTCTAATATTAATCTTGAATCTATAACCGCAAATAAAACATCTGGACATTTAGAATCAACAGTTAAGCTTACAAATTCAGAAGTTATTTCAATAACAGAAAAAACTGGAAAGCTAATTGGATTTAATTACAGAGGTAAAGACTACTCAGAAACCCAGCCGTTATTTGTAAAAACCTCAAATGGTATTACCTATAAGAATGCAGGAGAAATTGAGATAGGAGAAATAATCATAGGAGTAGATTCAAATGGACTAGTCCAAGGAACTCCAGTAACCTCAGTTGAAAAGAGTGAAACAGAATCTACCGTGTACGATGTTAGAACATCTCCAAATCCATGGTTTATCGTTAATTCCTTCCTAGTAATAGCTTAAATATCTATAAAAGAGGGGTGGCACACAATGCCCCCCTCTTTTTGCTATTGTATTTGTAAATTCAAAATGATACAATAAAGGCATGACTACTATAAATGACCAATATGGATTTTCTTCAAAGGAAGAGCTTTTCCCAGGCGTGTGGGTATACAGAGATGTAATTAAAAAAGATTTAGACGTTATTAATAGATTAAACGCAATAGGAAATTCTGCTGATAAAGAGGCAGATTCCAGATACAGTTGGACATTTGGTTTTGTTGGGTATAGTGAAAAAAGACCATCATATAGAGACTGTGAAGATATTAAAATTGGAGAGATAATTAATCCAGTCAATGAAACCCAGAAACTAGTTGCAGATTTATGGTCTGATTTAAAAAAAGCACAGGATGTAGCAGTTCAAGATTATTGTACTAAATATAGTGTAAAGATGAATTATTGGGAAGTTATGAACTGTATTAGATACGGCAAAGGACAACACTTCCAAGAGCATGCCGACCACGGATTTTCATATAGTGCCACAGTATCATTAGTTGCTTATGTAAATGACGATTATGCAGGAGGCAATTTATTTTTTCCTAAATTAGGTCTAAACATTAAGCCAAGAGCTGGCGATTTATATATTTTCCCATCTACCTATCTATTTTCGCATAGAGCAATGCCAGTAGAAGATGGCATGAAGTTTTCTATTGTAACAATGCTTGATTATAATGATCATGCTCACAGACAAGAATTTTTTGAAGCACGAGCCAGATGGTTAGTAGAAGATGAAAAAACTGGCAAAAACTCGTATGCATAAAATTAAAGCCTATACAATAAGAAATGGTTACGGAGAAGTTTTTCCTCTTTCAATTAAAAGAGATTGGATGGATAATACTTGGGAATCTCATGCATATAAATGTTTTCCAGTAGGACTCACTAACCAGCTTGGCTGGGGAATATCTTTTCCAGAAGATATATCTTTTATATGGGATGGCGTAACAGACAGCACTCCAGATCACGTTAAAATTTTGTCTGGTGAAAAGTATGCTTATTCTGGTAGAGCTAATGGAACAGTAAGTTTTAATACGGGCCTAATGTTTTCTACTGAAGAAAATTTAAGTCTTCTATCTATGCCAGTTCCAAATTTATTCATTGACGGTGCCGTTCCTTTTACAACCTTAATGAGTACATCATTTTTTAGAGGAGAATTGCCATGTGCCTGGATGATAACTAAACCAAACGAAGTTATTACCATAAAAGCAGGAACACCAATAATTGCTATACTACCAATAGATTTAGAGGCTTTACAAAACTCAGAAATAAATTTTGATAAAGTAGAGTCTTTGCCAGACCCTAAATTTGACTCTAACGAGTATTCTAATGTTATTTACGATTTAAACAGAAAAGCAATTTGGTCTAATTTTTATAGAGATGCTGTAGATCACCTTAAAAATGTCCTAGGCGGTCATCAAGTAAAAGCTATTAGGCTTAAAGTCAATCATGAATTAAACAAGGGAAATGATATAATAGATAAATGAAGCTAGCAAACCAATGGACAGAAGATCAAAAGCCAAAATCTATTACTCCGTCTGGATTTTTTGGTAATTCCATAAATAACATAGTAGAAATAAAAGATTTCCTTACAATAGAAGAGCGTAAAAGATTGATGGACTTTTCCCTTAATAATAAAATTTGGGACATAACAGAAACCCATAGAGATGCCGATGGCCTAGTTTTATATGACCACACAGTTTGGGAAAATAGAGTTTGCACCTACAATTCTTTAATGGCGTCAGACCCATCGATATTAGAATTAATTTATAGCATGATAGCAAGACTTAAAATAGAAGTAGATGCATTTTTTAATGTTGATGCAAAAGAAACTGGTCCAGCAATTGTTAGATGGCCTGTTGGTGCCAGACAAGAGCCGCATGCAGATAAAGAATTTCATTCTGGCCCAGAAAAAGGAAGAGCAAATGATTTTCCTTGGTATGATTTGGCTGGCTTATTTTATTTTAACGATGACTATGAAGGCGGAGAATTATATTTCCCACAGCACGGAATTGAATTTCAGCCAGTTGCAGGAGCAGCATATTTTTTTCCAGGTGATATGAATTATACACATGGAGTACGTCCAGTAATCTCTGGAAATAGATTTACATCTCCATTCTTTTGGACGATACAAAAACATACGGGAGAAAAACAACCATGAGCCAATTAGACTATATAGAACTGTACCCAAAAGTTGATGTTTATAGAAATGTTTTAAAAGATCCAGCACAACTATATGAAGTCATGAATTCTTCAGAAAAAACTTCAGAAGGAAAGTATTTTTTAAAGACCTGGGATCCTTGGGCCCATTTTGGAACGTATACTCAGAAAAAAGATATGAGAGAAGTTTCTGCAGAAATTCAATCTACAGAAATGTTTATTAAAGAAAAGGCATTCGTTGAAGAAGTTGAATCGGCATATAGTAAGGTTATAGCGGACTACATAGAAAGACACAATATAAAATTGCCAGAAGGCTGGCGTTTTAGCGGATCATCTTATTCTAAATATCATGCAGGAGTTGATAATCTTAAAAGTAAGCTTACAATGCAATATCATACAGATCACATAACATCACAAAAAGATATGCCTGGGGAGAAATTTTCAATTACCTGCACAATGTATATTAATGATGATTACGATGGCGGAGATATAGAGTTTTATATTGATGGGCAATTTATTAATCATAAGCCAAAGGCTGGAGATATTTTAGTATTTCCATCAACAGAGCCATACTATCATGGGGTAAAAACAATTAACAGCAATGAGAAATTTTTTGTTAGAAACTTTATAATGACTCCTCATAATGGCACAGAAGAATGGCTTGCAAACCAAAGAAAATTTGGTGCTTACAAGTGGGCAAAAATGGAGCAACAAAGAATTGAATACGATGATAAAAGAAACATGGTTTATTTTAATGACGGAGTTCCAGTTACATATGAGGAACATGTTGAAAAACAATTTGGTGTCCCATATGATGAAAAACAATTTGGTGTCCCATTTGATGCTAAAGAATTTGGTGTCCCATCTGATGCTAAAGCAGAAAAAGGAATGATGTAATTATGGAAAGAGATATGGTTATAACTAGACACAAGCCAGATATTGTGCAATATGACAATTTTTTAACCCCAGATGAATGTAAATCAATTATTGATGTTCTAGCTATTAAGATGGAAAAAGAACAATTAAAGTGGATGCCAATTTCATTTTATGAGTCATACTCATCAGGCACTCCAGAGCTAAATGACCCAGACACAATTGCCTGTGGCTTACCAGGAGATTTTTTTGTAGATCTTAGACAAAGAGTTATAGATGCTACTGCAGATATGGCTGGAAAAGATTCAGCACAAATGTCGCAGATAAGCTGGCACTCTCAAAGATGGGCACCAGGAGCTTTTGCAAATATGCACTCAGACAATACTTCTAATGATGGAGTTTCAGGAGCATTTACTAGAAGTAGATATGCAACCTTTCTTTATTTAAACGATGACTTTGAAGATGGTATTTTAAACTTTAAGCATGGATTAACAATTGTTCCAAAAACTGGAACTCTAGTAACATTTGCTGGAGGATTCCATAACATGCACGAAGTTACCACAGTTAAAAAATCTATTAGATATACTCTAGGATCATTCTGGGACGATAGAGAAGAAAGTGATTACCCGCAAGAAGTTAGAGATGCTTGGGCGGCAGAGCTTGCTGAGGTTAGAGCAATGCAAGCAGATGAGGCTATTGAGTGGGAAGACTATAGAAATAAAGGATTAAGAATAACCCCCCGTGGAGAAGTGTATCCAGCATCAGAAGTAGAGGGCTAACATGCAAAATAATGTAGAGTTTAAGCAGTTTATAATGTTTGATCTTAAAATTTTGGGAACAGATATCTGGTACTGGGAAAATGCATTAAGCTTTCCAGAACATTTAAAAGATTTTATAGACAAAATAGACGAAGAGCCAGAGTCGTATTCCAGGATATCCAAATGGGAAAATTGGACGGCAAGCAATGATTCTAGTCTGGTATATGGTAAAACAAAAACAATAAATAGATCTGCGTTAAAAACAACTACTGGATCAGATATAGTAGATAAAAAAACTCTTTATATTGCCAATAGTTTTTTGATGGCCTTTCAAATGTGTACTGATAGATATTTAGACGCTAGAAAATTAGATAGAAATAAATATAATTTAAGTCTTGATCGCATACCAATAAAAGCCTGGAATGAAGGACAATCAATGGGCCCACATTTTGATGGACAGGATGGCAACAAGGATTTAGCATTTTCTTTAGTGGCATATGTTAATGATGATTATGAGGGTGGAGAAATTAGTTTCCCAAATCACAATGTTACTATAAAACCAAAAGCTGGAAGCCTAATAATGTTCCCATCACAAGAGCCATATATTCACGAAGTAAAGCCTATTGTGTCTGGCATTAGATACATGAGCCCAGCACACATATATATTAAATAGATAGGTGGTATAATAAAAAAATGAGTACAGGAGTAAATGGCTGGAGATTTCCAGACTATACAGACACCCCAGACGTCCCTAGAGACCTTGGAAACCTTGGTGCCGACATTGCAACCTTTATAGCCGCTAATCCAGGCCCACAGGGCCCTTCAGGCACGTTAGCGGTGGGTACAGTAACTACTGTTAGTGCGGCTACACCAGCATCAGTTGTTAATGTAGGAACTGCATCTAATGCTATATTAAATTTAACATTACCAAGAGGTGTTGATGGAATTATTGGTGGCCCTGGCCCATCCAATGTTTTAAATATTGGAACGGTTGTTGAGGGAGGTTCTGCTAGTGCAACAATAACTGGAACCAGCCCTTCACAAACATTAAATTTAGTTCTCCCTCAAGGTCCACAAGGCATACAAGGACCAGTAGGTCCACAAGGCCCAGCAACAATAGCTGTTGGAACAACCACAACTGGCAATGCTGGAACAAATGCTTCGGTAACAAATACTGGAACAACAGCAAATGCTATTTTTTCATTTACAATACCAAGAGGCGCAACTGGCGCAACTGGCGCAACTGGACCTCAAGGTATTCCTGGAGAGAGCGCAACAATTGACCCAATTCCAACAACAATAAGTTTAAACATACCAACATCTTCTGGATACGGAGTAAATTCTAACTGGTATCCTTTTGCAAACAATCTTTATTCAATAGGTCAGCCAACAGATGTACCAAATGGAGTTTCATCAAATAGATTTTGGAAAACAATATACTCTAATACTGGAACCATTAATACTTCAGATGAAAGATTAAAAACTGATATTGCTACATCCCCGCTTGGTCTTGACTTTATAAATAATTTAAATCCCGTAAAATATAAGTTCGTTGAAGGCGGCAAAGAAGTTGTCGAAGGAGACATAGTTTCTATTCCTGGATCAAGAACACATTATGGACTTATTGCCCAAGAAGTAAAACAAGCCTTAGATGAATCTGGTGTCGGGGATTTTGCTGGTTGGGTAAAAATGGATATGTCACAAGAAGATTCTATGCAAGGACTTAGGTACGATCAATTTATATCACCATTAATTAAAGCAGTACAAGAGCTTACAGCGAGAGTCAAAGCCCTAGAAGAGAAGTAAGACATGTCATATAAATATACTGTCTTAAAAGATAACCCACTTGCATTTTTTTTGTTAGATGAGGTTCGTTCTGGAGAGACTGGTCTATATAGTAACTTAACTTCATTATATTCTACCTATCAGGATTTAAAAGATAATGGAATTTCATATGCAGCAGTTAGCGGACTTCCAATTGTAGACTATTCTGGAAATTCTATGGAAGGCTATGCGATAGATGCTTCGGATATGGAAGTTATTCCAATAGTAGGATCTGGTATTAGAGGAACTGAAATTAATGAAAACGTTGATCTATCTTTAAAAGCTTTAGGGATTGCTAATTCTAAAAGCCCAGACAATCCATTCGCATTTGAAATATGGTTTAGTCCAGATCCTTCTGACCTATCAGAATACTTAATCATTGGAGATGCAACAAATAATATAGGCCTATTTTATAAAAATGAAAATGTAATATTTAAGTGCACAAATCAAGAAAAGGTATGGTCTAAAGTGGCCAAGACCAAAGTAATGCATATAGTGGGAATATTTTCTAAAGATAAAATATCTTTGTACATAAACGGATCTCTGGCTTCTGAAAAATTTATTACGGCAGGCTTTAAATTTACAAATGCAGTTATGACTCCTAAAATTGGTCCAGCAAATACTGGTAAAAGATTTTTAGTAGATTCAGCAGCAGTATATAATTATGAAATAGAAGACACAAAAATTTTAGCACATTATTTAGCTGGGTATAAAGAGACTAAATATTCACAAATTGTTTATTCTAAAAACGGTATATTATTTTCATTAAATTCTGTATTTTTAAAACCAGCAGTCTCATATAGATATCCTGGATCTAAATCTTTAGATTCTATAGTTTCGGGAGATGCATATTATAATCCAACTTATAAAAGAATAGAATTTGCCCAAACAGAATTAGTAGAAACAAAAACCTTTGTATTTGAAGAAAGACTTTATGTGCCAAACCCAGAAAACATTGTTTCTTCTAGAATATCTTATGGCCAAGATGTACAAAATATTTTAGTAGAAGCTAAAGTTCCAGGGCAGCCATGGGTAGTATGTAAAAACAATTCTGCTCTTCCATATTATAATAAAAATGAAGACCTATCTGGTCCAATACTAGACATTCGTGTAACAATGACTACCCTAGATTCATCTTTTGACCTCCCTTTCTTTGATAAATTAGAAATTGACTTATATTCAAATAAAGATTTTTATTCTGATAATGGTGGAGGCAAAATATATTCAGACTACGACTATTCATTGGGTTATTATAACTACCCAGTAAGAATGCAAAATAAATATAATGGATTGACTATGCAATCTGGTTACGGCTTTTCAGTAGACCTCCCAATACATCCAAGAACAATAGAGATGTTTTTTACTCCAAGAGAAGGAAAAAATATTTTATTCTCATCAGCCTCAGCTTCTCTAAGCTGGACAAATAGCGGAGTAATAACAAAAAATGGAATTAGTGCAATATATGTAAATGGAGTAAATAGAACTACATCCACCAACGTATCCCAATTTTTATTAAGCGGAGTATCTCATCACATTTTAATAGTACTAAACGCAGGCGCTACAAATATTAAATTAAATCAGAACCAGAGCGGGTCGGAATATGGTGGATCTAATACCTATAGCAATTTAGCATTTTATGAAACCCCATTTACGGCCCCAGAGGCTCTAAAGAATTATAAGCTGTATTGCTCAGAAAATTCATTTACCGTACAAGACCCAGGTATAACTTTCTCAGAAAGTGCTACTGGCCTAGACAACACAGCCTACTTCACAAGATCTTTTGACGTCTAGCCTGCAATATTTTTAAAATATTGTCATAGACTGGTACAGAAGATGGACTTTTGTTGAGAATAATGGTAAACTGGTTAACATATGGAAATCTTAAATCAAAAAAGTCAAGTTATTGAAGAGACACGTCTAGGCATATACGTATGGGAAATGCCAGATGGCCGATGGATCGGCGACGATGATGGCAATTTCCTTTCTATAACATCAACTAAAGGTAACAGATCTAAAATCGCCGCACTCGCAGATTCTGTTAGACATTATGGAATTAACGAAGGTCAACCTAAGTTTCTTTCAGGTAGAAGAAAAATTGATGACGAAGAGTTTGAGCATCAAAACGAAAGGCTTAAATGGGGTCTTACTCCAGATCCATTAGATATTGGAGAGTATAAAGATTCAATGTTAAGAGGGGGAGCTGTAAAATGACACAATTTTTAGAAGACGGACCAGAAGATGCATACGAAGTATCTGTTAAAAATAGCTCAGACTTATTCTCATTTAAGAAAGAAAAAGAACACGTAGACCCATTTGCAATTGGTATTGATGACCTTAAAAAAGTAAGAGGCCTTGGAACAAATTTTAAAAGAAAAGTAAATAGAGATTTTTCAAAATCATTTACTGGTAAAGATGGTGCAGCGACACAGCAAAATCTATTACAATCAGCAGTTACTGGATATGCAATGTTTGACCTTGTACAGCCAGTATATAATTTAGAATACCTTTCTCAAATATATGAAGTTTCAACATACAACTACGCAGCCATTAATGCTAAGGTAGCAAACATTGTTGGTCTCGGATATTCTTTTATGGAAACAAGAAAAACAAATGATGCAATTGATGCAATAACAGATGATAAGCAACTAGATAGAGCTCGTAGAAAATTAAATAAATTAAAGCAAGATCTTCAAGACTGGCTAGATGCAACAAATCAAGAAGATACGTTTACCGAAACATTAATAAAGGCTTATACAGACTTAGAGGCAACTGGCAACGGGTACCTTGAAATTGGTAGAACCACAGGTGGAGACATTGGGTATATTGGACATATACCATCAAAAACCATGCGTGTAAGAAGACTTAGAGATGGATTTATGCAATTGCTTTATGGAAAGGCTGTATTCTTTAGAAATTTTGGAGACACAGAAACCATTAATCCAATTGGTGATTCAGAAGATAGGCCAAACGAAATTATTCATTTAAAGAAATACACTCCAATGAATAACTATTACGGAATCCCAGATATTGTGGCAGCCCAGATGTCGCTTGCTGGAAATGAATTTGCTGGAAGATATAACTTAGACTATTTTGAAAACAAAGCTGTCCCAAGATATATTATTACCGTAAAGGGAGCAAAGCTTTCTCCAGAGTCAGAAAGAAAATTGCTTGAATTTTTCCAGGTTGGACTAAAGGGTAAAAACCATAGATCACTATATATCCCTCTGCCAGCCGACACTCAAGACAATAAAGTTGAATTTAAAATGGAGCCAGTTGAAGCTGGTGCCCAAGAGTCCTCATTTAATATTTATAGACAATCAAATAGAGATGAAATTCTATTGGCACACAGAGTTCCAATTAATAAAATTGGTGTTCCAGAAGGCGTGTCTTTGGCAAATGCCAGGGATGCAGATAAAACATTTAAAGAGCAGGTTTGCCGTCCAGCTCAAATGAGACTTGAAAAAAGAATTAATTCAATAATTGAAGAAAAAACAGATGCATTAAAAATTAAATTTGAAGAGTTGACCTTAACTGACGAAGATACTCAGTCTCAAATAGACGAAAGATATTTAAGAATGCAGGTAATTACGCCTAATGAAGTTAGAATTAGAAAAGGAATGATTCCTGTTGACGGTGGAGATGAAATGGTTGAATTAAAGCCACAGCAAGCAGCTGATCAAAAAGCAACTGCTGGCAAAACTAGGGCTAGGGATTCAGAAAGATCTGCCGCATCTTCCGATAAAGTCGGAGAAGGCAGAAATGCAAAGGGTGACGGAAAAAGGGTTGACTAACCCTAATCAACTGCTATTTGCTTTATAGTAGATAAACCATTAAAATTAAGCATATGAACATTGAAAAAGCCCAGTGGTCCACCGACGGCCAAAACATTCATTTAGCTGTCCCGTTCACAAAAGTGAATAGGGAGAATAGAACTGTTTCTGGATTTGCTACATTAGACAATGTAGATCAAACAGGTGATGTTGTAACAGCAGAAGCAAGCCTGAAAGCATTTGAAAGTTTTAGAGGCAATCTTAGAGAGATGCATCAGCCACTAGCTGTAGGCAAAGTAGTTTCTTTTAAACCAGAAACATATTACGATCAAAAATCAAAAGAATTTTATAATGGAGTTTATGTAACATCATATATCTCTAAAGGTGCACAAGATACATGGGAGAAAGTTCTTGACGGAACACTTTCAGGTTTTTCAATTGGCGGAAAAATTAAAGAGTCAGATAATGAAATGAATAAAGCAACAGGAGAAACTGTAAGATTTATTAAAGATTACGATTTAATTGAATTATCAATTGTTGATTCTCCAGCAAACGAAATGTGCAATATTATTTCAATAGAAAAAATGAACGGCCAACTTGTATTTAAAGGTATGGCAGCAGATGTAGTTACAGAAAATATTTTTTATTGCGAAGAAAGCGATTCTGTTTTTATCTCGACAGACAAAACGTATTCTTCTCCAGTTACTGGAAAAGAAGCTACGCTAATTGGATGGGTCGAAAGCTCAGACATAAACAAATCAAAAGAGATAGATAAGATTCTTGCTTCATTTAAGAAGTCAAGAGTTCCGTTACCTGGAATACAAACAATAGCAAAACAGGTTAACGTACAAGGAGGTAATGAAGTGGAAAAACTAAACGTAACAGCTGAAGATTCAACAGTAGTAACTGCAGAAACAGCAATCGTTGAAGAGACCGTAGTGGCATCTGATGCACCTGCAGTCGAAGATGCACCAAACGCTGATAACTCAGTGGAAGATGCAGGCTCTGCTTCTGTAGATGTCTTTAAGTCAGTTGATGCTCCTCAAGCAGAAGCTGCAGTTGAAGAACCTGATTTTGCAAAAATGTTAGTAGACCTAAAGGGATTCTTTGCAGATACTCTTAGCAAGGCTACAGAGGCAAATGCAGCACAGGTTTCAGAAATCAAAGAAACTGTAGAGACTTTTAGCAAGGGCGTAAATGCTCAAATTACAGAGTTAGCAGAAAAGCACAGTGCACTTAGTGCCGCTGTCACAGAAATAAAGGGCACCATTGATGGTGTTCAAAAGCGTGTAGATGCCGTAGAAGGCGATACAGCAATTAAAAAGTCCTCAGACCTTGGCGGGTCTGTTGTACCAGCAGTAAACAAATCAAAATGGAACGGTTCTTTCCTCGGTTCCGTAAACGAAATATTTAACTAGGGTAGGTGAAATAAAAATGAGTAATGAAACATTAGAAAAAGCAATCGCAGCAGGCACAACAGCTACAGCTGGATTCGCATCATCAACTGGAGCAACAAGTGGAACACACGTAGCAGCTGAGGCTGGCAACGGTGGTCTTCTTAATCCAGAACAATCAGCTCGCTTCCTAGACTATATGTTCGATTCAACCGTAATTGGAAAAGTCGCACGTACAGTTCGAATGAAGTCAGACACAACAGAAATTGATCGTATGTCAGTAGGAGAGAAGCTTGTTAAGCTTGCATCCGAAGGAGACAATACAGGTGTTAACTCAGCTGTAACTTTCTCAAAGATCTCTTTAACAACAAAGAAGCTACGCATGGACTGGGAGCTTTCAACAGAATCACTAGAAGATAACATCGAGGGTGCAGATCTAGAAGATCACATTGCACGTTTGATGGCGACACAAGCAGGAAATGACATCGAAGATGTTATTCTTAACGGTGACGAATCTCTAACAACCGATGCTCTTTACAAGTCATTTAATGGTGTTGTAAAGAAAGCTAAGACCTCTGGTCGTGTAGTAGATGCAGCAGGAGCTAATATCTCCCGTGCAGTATTCAACTCAGCACTTAAGGCTCTTCCACGTAAGTACAAGCAACGTCGTACAGACCTTCGCTTCCTTGCAGGATCAAACTTGATCCAAGATTACTTATACTCTAACTCACAGAACGTTCAGAACGTTACTCCACAAGATATTGCCTCTGGCATTATCCGTGGTGATGTTCCTGTTCTAGGAGGTCCTGCAGGATATGTAGCTCCATACGCATTTGGTATTCCAATCGTTGAAGTTCCACTTCTTCCAGAGACACAAACTGGTACATACGCAAGTCCATCAGGATCACACGGAGATGTCCACTTGACATTCCCTAACAACGTGGTAATTGGTGTAAAGCGTGACGTAACAGTTTACCGCTTCTTCTGGCCACGTAAGGACTCAATCGAGTACACAATGTATACTCGTGTTGGCGTTCAAATCGAGCAGGCAGACGCTTGGGTAGTTGTAAAGAACGTTAAGGTTGCTTCCTAATTAGGAATTAATCTCAGAGAGGCCCCCAATTAATTTTGGGGGCTTTTCATTTTAATTATACAATGCTATAATGGATTTACCTAGAAAAAGGAGTAATAAATGTCTTTTGACACATTAAAGGTCGGAGAACTAAAAGCAATTGCAGAAGATTTTGCAGTTGAAACAGAAGGACTTAAGAATAAGCAAGACATAATCGCAGCATTATCAGAAGAGGGTGTTACATACGAACTGTATGCCAAGACACTAAAAGATATAGAAGATGCAAAAGAGGAAATTGAAGTCCTTCCAGTATTTGATCCAAAGGCAGAGCGTACAGAAGATACTGTACTAGTTAGAATGACAAGAGCAAACTTTAGGTATGATATTTTGGGCCACACTTTTACACAAGAACACCCATTTGTAGCAATGCACAAAGATTCTGCTCAAGAAATTTTTGATATAGAGGAGGGGTTTCGTTTAGCCACACCAAAAGAAGTACAGGATTATTACGGCTAATCTTAACAACACAAAATGGAAATTATAGTAGGAACAAATGCTCCAGTAAAGCAAAGAGTCTTTTGGAAAGGCGGCATATCTAGAGCAGATTCACTTCCAACAGTTAAGTTTTATGACATAACTGAAGACCCAGCAGTTGCTCCATCTATTAATCCAGTCACTATTCTACACACACAAACAGCAGAAGAAGTAGACACAGACTTTGGAGTATACAGCGTATACCCGCCACTGACTCTTACAAACAGACCTAGATCATTAAAGCTAGTATGGGAATATCAGGTTGACGGACAGTTAGTAACAAAAGAGCATAAGATTTTTGTTGTAACTCCATACGCAGATTTAACTCAGGCAGCAGATGCATTAGGGTTTGGATTTGATCAGTCTGACCCAAATTATAAAACATTTGCTGACCTAGTTGCTGCAGAGCGATATGCTAGAAAATTAATTGAAAATTATACTGGACAGCAGTTCCATTTATATGATGATGTAAATATTGTTTATTCAACTGGAGCAGACGTCCTGCCATTGCCTCAAAAAATTAACCAGTTACACGAGCTTTATTTAAATGACATGCTTTTGGTTGACACCATTAACAGTATTAATAATTTAAACATGCCAGTTTCCATATCTGAAAGTGGATTTGGGTTAAGAGTGGATAGATCAAACGCTTTAGACAATGTAGTGTATTACGCAAATGGCATGATTCCTCCAAGCATTAATGATAGCGGAAGAGGTATATTTGTAAATGGCGGAACATACAGAGTTGCTGGTAGATATGGCTGGGATAATGTTCCAGACGAAGTAGAGCTTGCATGTATAGAATTAATGAGAGACTTTTTTTCTAAAGACAAAGAGTGGCGCAATAAATACATAAAGAGCATACAAACATTTGACTGGCAGTTCCAATACGACACATCAGCATTTAGCGGCACAGGAAATAACTATGCAGACCAGCTATTGCTGCCATACGTTACAAATAAGATGGTAGTTATTTAACATGAACAATCTGGTCGATTCTATTTTCAATATGAAAGTAGATATATATATGCAAGAAGATTATCAGGACCCAAATACTGGTGCCATTAAAAAGTCTTGGATATATGAAAAGACACTCCCTTGTTTTGCAAAAGGAATTATATCTAACTCATCTTCTGCAAGAAGCGGAGACAATAGGTCTATATCAATTAAATATGAAAACACTCAAACTATAGAAATTAGAACACAAACACCAATTACATATAGACAAAAGATAACTAACATTAAAGATTCATCTAATAATGTAATATGGTATGAATTGAATTACCCAAATGATACACCCACAGTTTTTGAGATAGTAAGCTCAACACCAATTACAGATCCGTTTGGAACACTTATGGCATATAACTCAATTGCCAAAAGGTCGGAGAACCAGATAATTGGAGACTAACGGAGTAGCACTACTACAAGCGGCGTCTGGCCTAGAAAGATTAATGGTCGGTTCATCTGCTGCTGGAGTTGTTAAAGATAGTAACGTAGCACAGATATCTGCATTTTTATATTACCAGGCAAATGTAGCAGCAAAGCTTACGGCAAATAAGTCCTTTCAAAGACTTTTTAAAACTACAATATTTAACCAGATAGATCAGGACTTTGGTTTATTCATAGACTCACAAGCTCGTACAAAGCCAAAATCATTACACCATGTATATGAATGGAATAAAACTGGGCAAACTGCTGGTAGATTATTTAAACTAAATAGAATGGATTCAGTTGGACTTTCATTTAAAATTAATTATGATTTAAAATTATCTAAATCTTCCGTGCCTACAAAAAATAGAAAACAGAAGAGCAGATACGTTTTTGCAAATAAAGCTGCGGTAATGGAAAAAGGTATGCCAATTACAATCAGACCAAAATCAGCTGAAAGGCTGGTATTTGAAATTGATGGAGAAGTTGTATTTATGCCAAAGGGTAAGTCAGTTACAGTAAGAAGCCCAGGCGGTAGAGCATCTACTAATCAATTCAATCTTGCATATAGCAGATATTTTAGTGGACCTATGGTATCTCATTCTATAAAAGCGTCTGGATTTCAAAATATATTCGGATCCAAATTTGAAAAAGCAATGAGGGTTCCTTCTTCTATATCCAAGGTGCGTTATTCTTTTAGTCCAGGTACAATTAGACTACAGGCGGACTCAGCATTAACTGAACAATTTGGAGGAGCAGCATAATGGTAAATTATAATATAGATGCAATGTATGAAATTAGAAAACACTTATGGCAAGAACTTATACTCAATAGCCTAGTAGATCCTAACTCATATTATAGCGACAATTTAGGCGAATCAATAATTCCAATTATTCCAGTTCAGCAAGCTCCAGAAATGAGCCAATTTTTAAGCGGTAAGACCCATATTGTTTATGACAAGATAGGTAGCACATACGAAGAGAACTGGATGATATGTTGCGAAAAGATATCATTTACAATCTACTCAGTAGACCACGCCGAAATAAATGCCATTAGAAATATGATGATGGACGTATTCAGGAGAATGGACGATTCTGCCAGAGACCTAAACAGGTCAAGATCTACAGACAAAATAATATTTCACAATACCTTAATTGTAGACATGTCTCCTACAGAGCCATCTGAGGAGCTTGCAGGCTTTCTAGCCGCCGACGTAATACTAGAAGTCAAATACTCCAGAACAGTAGGTCCAAACGGTAGATTTGATTAGTTTGCCTTTTAGTTGATTGTAAGATAAAATTATACCAAGAGGAAATGAGCCTAGCCAGCTTGATTTAAAGATTTACAGTAAGTCAATATATATATATATTTATTTAACAGGAGGTAGTACAGCATGGCAAAGTATAACAATGCTAAAAATATTCTTGTTGGAGCTTCACCGCTCTTTTTGTCTACTAAAGACATCACAACATCAGGATATGTAGAAAACATGGAGCCAGGTTCAGCAGCAGGTGTAGCTTTCGAAAACGAAACTTCAACTGGAACCCCAGCAGTTAAGACAGCAGGAAAGTCTTATACAGAAACTCTAAATGCAGATGCAACAAACAAATTCCGTAACGTAGGTTACACAAACAACGGTCTTCAAATTACTTACAACCCATCATACGGTTCAGTAACAGTAGATCAGCTTCTTGATACAGCAAAGCTTTTCAAGGAGTCAATGGAAGTTATGATCGCAACAGAAATGGCAGAAGGTACTCTTGAGAACATTCTAGCCGTATTTGGTCAAGGAACATCAACTTTATCAAATTCAGGAACAGCTGCTGCTGCAAAGAGCACACTTGGTCTTGAGGCAGGTGCTCTAGGAGCAGCTCCAAATGAGCGTCAATTAGTTGCAGTCGGTGCAGCACCACAAGGTGGTACAGCAGCATCTGACGGTACACTAGGTTTGATTGCTGAGCGTGTATATTATGCACGTCGTGTTCTTTCTGTACAACAGTCACAGTTCTCTTTGGCTCGTAACGCAGCATCAACATTCCCAGTAACATTCCGTTTGCTTCCAGACGGCATCAAGGTAGGTCAGGAATACGGACTAATTATTGACCGTATCATTTCAACCCACGCATAATAATTAATTCTTATTAATTAGTAAAACCCCCCTAAGAAATTAGGGGGGTTTTATCATTGTATTGGTAATTCTGATATGATACAATAATTAAGACGAGATCCTAGGAGGATTTAAATTGGCAACAACAGTATATGATGTAGAAGAGATTCAACTACAAAATGGCGCAACCGTAAAGTTAAAGCCTTTAACAATTAAAGAGCTTAGAAAGTTTATGGCAGCTATTGCAAAGACAGCAGAAGTAACTACAGAAGATGAGACGCTAACCATCCTAATCGATGCTTGTGCAGTAGCACTAGAGAAGCAGCTTCCAGATTTGGTAAAAAATAGAGACGCATTTGAGGATACTCTTGATGTTCCAACAATTAATCGCATCCTTGAAGTTTGCGGTGGCATTAAGATGGACGATCCAAATTTGCTAGCAGCAGCGGTTCTAGCTGGTCAGAACTAGATCTAGCTGCATTAGAAGGAGAAGTATTTCTAATAGGAAACTATAAGAATTACGAGGAATTGGAAGACAACCTTTCAATGCCAGAATTGATTCAAACTTTTAAATCTATGCAAAAGTCTGAATCAGAAAAAAGAAAGTTTTTGGCCGCAATACAAGGCGTAGAACTTGATG